ACAGCTCAAAGAAGAAGATAAACCCACTTACCTTTTCATTGAGAACGTTAAAAATCTGCTTAGTGTTAATGGAGGATGGGATTTCGCCAGACTGCTCATTGAAATGGAGCGGCAGGGGTATGATGCAGAATGGCAGGTGCTCAACTCCAAGGATTTTGGAGTGCCACAGAACCGGGAAAGATGCTTTATTATCGGACATCTTAGAGGGAGAAGTACCTCAAAAGTATTTCCTGTCGAAAGAACAGACGGAGAAAATAGTATTTCAATGATTGGTCATAGAGATGGATACAGAAGAAATATGCAAGTGTTTTCACCGGACGGGATTACTGAAACTCTTGATACTGGACAAGGTGGTGGAAGAGGACATCATGTAGCATTGCCATGTTTTATTGATTTGAGTTATCAAAAAACAGAGTTAACCAATAAAGCAAGGTGTTTACAAGCCAGATATAACAAAGGAATTGCAAATCATAAAGCTGAAGTAAGCGGAGTTGCAATTCCAGTTCTCACACCGGATCGAGCGGAGAAAAGTCAGAATGGCAGACGATTTAAAGATGATGGTGAGCCAATGTTCACATTAACATCTCAGGATAGACACGGTGTTGCTGTTGAACCTATTGGAATTATTGACCCACAAGGAAGAAAAACAAAAGTTGTTGTTCCGAAAGAATTTGTTCCTGCGCTCAGAAGTCAGTCACATGGAAACGAGCCTAATGTGTGTTTCAATGTAGGAGAAGATAAGGATTCAAATTCTAAGCATGGAATTTTTGTCAAACTGTCTGCTGAACTAACAGTGTATGCAGTCTGGTATGAAAAATACCAGTGTTACATAGCAATTCGGAAGCTGACGCCGAAAGAATGTTTTAGACTTCAAGGCTGGTCCGATGATTATTTTGAGAAAGCTCAGTTTGTTAATTCTGACAGCCAGTTATACAAACAAGCAGGGAACGGCGAAACAGTGACAGTTATAGAAGCTATAGCAAGAAAAATGAACGTAGATCTAAATTGATAGTCAGCTGCTTACATGGGGGAAGTGATGATGGAAAATGGATTATAAACACTGTAGATGTGTATGCGGTGGAATTATAGGGCAATACAGTAAAGTGAAAGGATTCACCTGTGAAAGATGCAATAAAGAATTAGAGTTGACTTGGATTTTGATGAGAAAGAGGGCTGTGATTAAATGAGCAGACTGATTGATGCGGACTTATTAAAAGAAAATATCTCAAGATGGTTGAAACCATCTGCGCCTGATGAAACAGAGATGATAGAAGTTGCAGATGCTCTTGTCAGTACGATGATAGAAATTGAAGAACAACCGACAGCTTTTGATGTGGACAAGGTTGTGGAGCAGTTAGATACATACATAACAAAGCTGGTCGGAAGAAATTCCGCACTATATCAGACAGTTATGCAGATCGTGAAAGGCGGTGGAGTTGAATGAAATATCCAGAAGAAATGTATATTGATAGTCAGATATTCGCAGGGGATATGGATGGTTCGGAATCAAATCTGACAGAAAAAATCGTAAAAATAAGGGCTTCTCATTTATGCTGCGTATGTGAAAAACAGATACCTAAAGGCGAAAGAATGTTAAACCAAAAAGCAATAGTAGAAGGACAAGGTTGGTGCAGTTGCTATATTTGTCTACCATGTGTTGAAAATTGGTTAGAAGAATCGGGACAAGTGGAGGAGGTGCAGAACGAATGAGAGAAATTCTTTTCAAGGCAAAGCGGATTGATAATGGAGAATGGGCTGATGGATATTATACGGAATGCAATGGCAAGACATTCATTGGCATTGATATATCCATTTACAGTGATATATTTGAGGTTTTTTGTACTCCTGTAATTAGGTGGTTTGAAGTTGATCCAAAAACCCTCTGCCAGTTCACCGGACTTTGCGACAAGAACGGCAAGAAAATCTGGGAGAGTGATATTATTTCGTACCAAAGAGACAATGATGATTGCCCGTTTCCGAATAAGGATACGAAGAAAAGATTTGGGAAAGTATTCTATCAAGGTTTTAGATCGACTTTTGCTATTGGCATGGGAAAAAATGGAAGTAGATCTATAAATGATGATTTGTGGAAATACGTTCAGAATGGAAATCGAGTTGAGGTTATCGGAAACCAGTTTGACAACCCAGAATTATTACAGGAGGAATACAAATAAGCAGTGCAAGTGTAAGATTTGGAACAAAAGCGTATGTATGCGCAAGATATTTTCTTAGACCGGGCAAGTGTTTCAAATATATCGACCAGCGCGGCGAGGATGTTACAGAACACGTCTACGAGGTCATGGCGTTATATCCGTACTGCGTCCTGTTAAGAGATACCAGAAACGGAGTCAGAACTTGTCTGGGATATAACACTTTAAGCCTGATGCTAAGAGGAGGTGAAGCGTATGAGTAAATCAGTATTAGTGATTGATACACCAGAGAAATGTATAGATTGCGAAATTGGACAGAATCATAGCAATATTTTAGAAACCTGTGTTTTTTGTCCGGTTGCAGGAAAATGGGCGATTGATAAAGAAGCAGAATCAATTCCTGATTGGTGTCCATTGAAGCCATTGCCGGAGAGAAAAGAGTATATCGTTCCAATTGATAATGCAGAATTACTAAAAGATTTTATGGCAGTTGGTTGGAATTCTTGCTTGAGAAAAATTACAGGAGAGGTGAAATAGATGATTGAGAAATATTATATACATGTCAAATCTGCAATACTGACTATGCGGATAAAGAAAAGGCTATTGCGTGCGAGAAAAACCATAAGGTATTGAAAGGAGCAGCATTTGCTGGTGAGTATTTGCCAAATGGAATGATTGGTGATGGATATCCGGTAAAGATAAGGGTAAAGTTCAAAGATTCTGATAAGTGGGTTGTATATAAGAGGTGAAGTAGATGGAGAGATTAACGCTTGAAGAAGTTATTAAATACATAAAAGAAGTGGTGCAGAAGAACAGAAAAAATAAAGAAAAGAATACTATTGTTATTCCTAACAGCTTTATAAGTAGTGCTGATTGTGCTGAAAAATACGAACAAGTTGCAAAATGGCTGAAAGAATTGAAATCTTACAAAGATGCAGAAGAACAGGGCTTGCTTGTGAGATTGCCGTGTAAAGTTGGAGATACAGTGTATGTTCCAACAAGAAATTTTATTTCGGAATTGAGAATCATAATGATATCAGTTGATATGCACGGCGCTTATTTCAGATGGATGCTGAACAGTGGAATCTATCCCAATTTGGACGGATTTTCAGGAAGCGAACTTAACAAAACAGTATTCCTAAACCGTGAAGAAGCTGAGAAGAAGTTGGAAGAGATGCGAAAATGAACATTTTGGATTTTGCAAGGAAGATATGAAGGAGGTATTTAATGCTGATCAGAAGCCAGAATAAAAAAAATTTAATTGACATGTCAAACTTAATTATTGGTTTGGACAAATCGGATACTAAAGTGATTTGCTTTCACACCGCAGCGATGGATGGCGAAGCAAGTGCGATTTTAGGGGAGTATTCGACCACTGAAAAAGCGGTTAGGGCTATTAGCATGATTCAACAAGCTTATACATATGCAGAGGTGACTAAAATGACAATTCCGGAGATCGGAAAAACATTCAAAGAAGCGCCAAATACAAAAGAGAATGAATTACTGGAAGAAGCTATTAAAGTTATTATGAATAATTTAGTATTCCAGATGCCAAGGGATTCGGAGGTGTAAGTATGAGTCATATTGAATACAGATTAAAGCAGTACAAAGATGAGTATTCAAAGTACGGTAAATACGATGGACTTTATGTTGCGGATGTTCTGGAAATGCTTGAGCAGCTTCAAGACAATCTGGAACAGGACGAGAAAGAAAACGGTTGGATTCCAGTCAGTGAGAGACTACCGGAGGAAGGCGGAAGGTATCTGGTGACGTTTAAGAACGGAATAAAAGTTTGTATAGTAGGATATGGCTCTTGCAAGAGAACTGTACTAGGATATCCAATTGGACATGGCTGGTATAGCTTGGAAGAAGCGCAATATTATGCAGAGGACAGTATTATCGCCTGGATGCCGATTCCATATCCGTACCATGAATCAAATAACGAGGTGGGAAAATGAAAAACGGAATCATATGCAAAGAAGATGGCGATGCACTGCTTGAAATCTATCGGGCAATCAATGTTTGGGACGGATCGCTGAACCGGAATCTGACGATGGATGAAATGGTTTTTATATTTGCGCTTGGACACGCAATAAAAGAGAATTTTGAGGAAGGGAGTGAAGCAGATGGCAATTAAACCGATTTTATTCAATACCGATATGGTGAGAGCAATCCTGGACGGGAGAAAGACTTGCACACGGCGAGTGGTAAAGCCACAGTGGGAAGAATGCCCACATTGCAAGTATGTGCATAATGAGTACATCTATGACAAATTGGCGGAAAATGTGTATTGCGCACGGTGTGGGTTTCCAATGATCCCAGAGAGGAGAGCACCATACCAGGTGGGAGATATTTTGTATGTTAGAGAAACATGGAGTGAATGGACAGGTGGATATGTGTATAAGGCGTGGGTTGAGCCGTTCCCGCAAGCAGGTGCATTTAATGAAAAGTGGCGTCCAGCCATTCATATGCCGAAAGAAGCGTCCAGGATCTGGCTTAAAGCTACGGATGTGAGAGTAGAGCGGTTGCAGGATATCACCGATGATGGCGCAAAGGCAGAGGGTGCTAACTGGAAGAACGGAAAAAATGTTGGCGTTGAAGAAAAAATGAGACGAACGGCAGTGGAAAGATTTGCTGAGATCTGGAACTCCACAATCAAGAAATCTGACATTGATGGCTACGGCTGGCAGGCTAATCCGTGGGTCTGGGCGATAAGCTTCGAGAGATGTGAGAAACCGGAGGTGGTATAAATGGCATCAGTAAAAAAATGTGATAGATGTTTTGAAAATTACAAGCACTACGGGGACGATCCTTTGAGATCTAATGCAATAAGGCCAATGTATAGAGATCGTAAAAATATGTCTACCATTGGTTTTAAAATATATAATCTTTGCCCAAAATGTATAGACAGTTTTGAAGAGTGGTTTGATGGAGGAAAATAAATGGAGCGATTGACTTACGTTACAGAGGATGGAGAAATATTATTCCACCCGGAAGATTTGCCAGAGGACGAGGGCGTGACGATCCGGCAACTGGCAGAGGCTGAAAGATGGAAAGCGCTGGATCAGATTGCCGAAAAGTTGGCTAATATGGAACAGAAGGAAGAACAGGGGATACTGGTGAGACTTCCGTGCAAAGTCGGAGACACAGTGTATACGTTAAAATATTAAAATGTGGGGACAAATTTTTCTGCCATGTATGGTTATATAGTATATATAACTATAACTATGCTATGGCCAGTTGGAGGCAAATTCAACATGAATGTTCAAGAAATTAAATTAAAAGACATAAAACCGTATGAAAAGAACCCAAGAAAAAATGATGATGCAGTACCTTACGTTGCTGAAAGCATAAAACAATTTGGCTTTAAAGTTCCTATTGTTATTGATAAGAACAACATAATTGTTGCTGGACATACCCGATACAAAGCAGCAAAAAAGCTTGGATTTAAAAGTGTACCATGCATTATTGCTGATGATTTGACAGATGAACAGATAAAAGCTTTTCGCTTAGCTGATAATAAAGTATCTGAAAAGGCAGAATGGGATTTTGACATGCTGAATACGGAACTTGACGATATTATTGACTTTGACATGGAATTGTTTGGATTTGAGGATGCGTTGCAGGACGATGCCGAGGAAGTGGTTGAGGATGAATTTGAGGTAGAGTTACCTGCAGAGCCAAAATCTAAACTGGGTGACATTTATCAGTTGGGCGATAATAGGCTGATGTGCGGAGATAGCACGGTACTGGAAGATGTAGAAAAGCTGATGGGTGGAGCACAGGCGGACATGCTGCTTACCGACCCGCCATACAACGTAAATTACGAGGGAAAAACTAAAGACAAGCTTAAAATTAAAAATGACAAGATGGGAAATGATAATTTTAGGCAGTTTTTGATTGATGCTTTTAGTAACGCCGACATGGTCATGAAACCAGGTGCAGTCTTTTATATTTGGCATGCCGATTCAGAAGGATACAATTTCAGGGGGGGCGTGCTTCGATGTCGGATGGAAAGTAAGACAGTGTTTGATTTGGAATAAAAATTCTATGGTGATGGGGAGGCAGGATTATCAGTGGAAACATGAACCGTGTCTTTATGGGTGGAAAGACGGTGCAGGACATTTATGGGCGTCCGACAGGAAGCAGACAACGATCATAAATTTCGATAAACCTACACGGAATGACAAACATCCAACGATGAAGCCCATCCAATTGTTCGATTATCAGGTCAAGAACAACACAAAAGGCGATGACATTGTTCTTGACCTATTCGCCGGATCTGGAACAACCATTATGGCGTGTGAGCAAAACGGAAGGCGTGGATACTGTATGGAATATGATCCGAAATATGTCGATGTCATTATCGACAGATGGGAAACATTCACTGGACAAAAAGCAATATTAATAAATTAGTAGTATGACGGCAGAGAGGTGAAATAAATGGTATGGCAAACAAGAAAAACCTAATACCAGGCGCGCATAAATTGACACTGGAAGAACAGTCGATGGGCGGTGTTGCTTCCGGAGTGGCACGCCGCCGCAGAAAAAACCTCTCTGAGCTTGCAAAAATCATAGCAGAGAATCCAGTCCCGGAGGCGGCAAAAGCGAAACTTGCCAAGATGGGAATTGAGGACGATGACGCTAACAACAACGCTCTTGTCGCTGTGTCTGTGTACAAAAAAGCAATCCAGGGCGACATGCAGGCGGTGGACAAATGGGAGCAGCTTACGGCGGAATCCAAGGCGGACACCGCAAAATATGAGCTTCCGGCGCGGGTGATTGGGAAAGCGTTTGTCGATATCAACCGGCAGATCAAGCCGAATATATCTTACACCTTCAAGGGCGGGCGAGGCGGTCTGAAATCCTCCTATGTGGCCCTTAAAATCGTGGAACTTGTCAAGAACAATCCGATTATGCACGCATGCATAACGCGACAGGTGGCCGGAACCTTAAAGGATTCCGTGTATGCCCAGATGAAATGGGCAATCAATGAGCTGGGGCTGTTGGAAGAGTTTGATTTTAAGGTGTCGCCGCTTGAAATCCGATACAAAAAGACTGGGCAAGTGATATATTTCCGAGGACTAGATGACGAAACAAAACTAAAATCAATTAAGCCGGAATTTGGATATATCGGAATTCTTTGGAAAGAGGAGAAAGACCAGATGAAAGGCCAAGAGCAGGAGCGATCCGTGAATCAGTCTGTATTACGAGGCGGTTCGGAGTCCTATGATTTCTCCTCATACAATCCACCCAAAAGCAAAAGCAGCTGGGTCAATCGGTTGGAACTGGAGCCGAATCCAAATCGCGTGACCCATACATCCTGCTATTTGGACGCTCCGCCGGAGTGGCTGGGGCAGAAATTTATCGATGACGCGGCACATCTTAAAGAGGTCAATCCTGCTGCTTATGAGCATGAGTACTTGGGCGTTCCAAACGGAGACGGCGGAAATGTGTTTGAATATCTGGAGATCCGGGAGATTACAGACGATGAGATTAACCGCATGGATCGTATTTTTGCTGGTGTAGATTATGGATGGTATCCTGACCAGTTCTGCTATCTCCGAACTTATTACGATTCTGCTAGGGAAAAGATATATCTGCTTGATGAATTGTACGTCAATAAGTGGAGCAATGCAAAGACCGCTGACTGGATCAAGAAAAAAGGCTATGACGATTATACGATGATATGTGATTCTGCGGAGCCTAAGTCCGTGAACGACTTCCGGGATGCCGGACTTCCCGCCAGAGGAGCAATCAAGGGGCCGGGAAGTATCGAGTATGGTTTTAAATTCTTGCAAACAAAGACTCTTGTCATTGATCCGAAGCGGACACCGAATGCGTACAAGGAAATTACAGAATATGAGTATGATCGGGACAAAGAGGGAAATGTAATAAGCGGCTATCCTGACGGAAACGATCACGCAATTTCGGCACTCAGGTATGCTTATGAGCCGTTGTTTAACAGGAGAGGTTACAGTGCATAATGGGACTTATTACAACGATTAAAAGGTGGATAGAAATGATTTTTAAAAGCCAGGCAGAAAAGGATTTTAAAATTGACGTGATCGAGTCCCCAGTGATGGAAGCAATCACGCAGAAGTGCGCCAACATCTACCGAGGCACACCGCCGTGGGTAGATACAAAAGATGGCATTAAGACTATCAATTTTTCTAAGTCTGTATGTTCGGAGACTGCCAGGCTGGCAACGCTGGCTATTGGTATCCGGGTGGATGGATCAACAAGAGCGGAATGGCTCCAGAAAAAGATTGATACCATGTACTCGCAGATCCGCACATGGGTAGAGTATGGATGCGCCTACGGTACTGTGTTTATCAAGCCAAACGGGACAGGCTTTGACCACTTCACTCCTCTTGATGTATTGCTTGTGGATTGCGATAACCAGGAGATCCGCGGAATTATTTTTAAAGATCAGTATACACAGGGTGATAAGACATACACCAGACTTGAGTATCACAGGTTTGTGGATAGCGTTGTGGATGGCGTGGAGGTCTCCCCTTACTGCATCAGCAACCGGGCGTATGTATCCGACTCAGCGGATAGTATTGGCAAGCCTATTTCACTGAGTAAAACAAAGTGGGCGAATCTGATGGAAGAGACCCCGCCGATCATGAAAGCCAATGGCGAGAGCCTGGACGGCCCAATGTTTGGCGTATTTCGGACACCGCAGGCTAACAACGTAGATCAAAATACGATTCTTGGCTTACCGATCTACTCAGAAGCGATTGAGGAGCTGAAAGACCTTGACATAGCGTATAGCCGAAATGCCGGAGAAATTAAAGACTCACAGAAGATTATATTGGCAGATGATCGGCTGCTGATGCCGGACGGTACTCCTATCCATGCACAGACGCCAGAGAGACTTGCTAGACGGCGTGATGACATGCATTTGCCTCATTACGTGAAAAATGTATATGGCAATGATCAGAAAGAGTTTTACCAGGAGATCAACCCGCAGCTGAACACAGATGTACGGCTGACCGGGATTAATGCGTTATTGTCTCAGCTTGGCTACAAATGTGGATTTAGCAATGGTTATTTTGTGTTTAACGAGAAAACCGGAATGGTGACGGCTACGCAGGTGGAAGCTGATGACCGAAGAACAATACAGTTAGTTAAGGACGTTCGTGACAAACTGCAATCCTGCATGGATGGTGCTATCTATGCACTTAGTGTATATGCTGATTTGTATGGGCTGGCTCCGGTTGGCACTTACAAAGTAACCTATGACTTTGGAGATATCACGTACAGCTACCAGGAGGACAAAGCCACATGGTGGAATTATGTGGTGCAGAGAAAAGTTCCAGCTTGGAAGTACTTTGTGAAGTTTGAGGGAATGACTGAGTCCGAAGCAAAAGCAATGGTGAAAGAAGCGGAGCCGGACGAAAAGACAGGACTATTCGAGGAGGAATAACATGATTAGTAATTGTGGACATGATGAAAGAGGAAAATACACAGGCGGACAGGCTGGAGACCAGACAGGCCAGGAGTGGGCGGTGATCCCGTGGTACAATCGCCCCTGGAATGTGGTATTGAGACACAATGACTGGGAAGTAAGAGAAAAAATTGCCGAACTTGCGAAGAAAGCAGCAGAAAATAACCATATCGGCTATGACCAGGGAGACCGGTATACTTTCTGGGAGAATCTGAAAAAAGTCAATTATGACCCGGCTAAGATCACTAAAAACTGCGAAGCAGATTGCAGCGCAGGAGTGGCAGCTATCGTTAAGGCAGTTGGTTATCTCCTTAATGTTGAGAGTTTAAAAAAAGTAAGTATCTACTGCTATACCGGGAATCTTAAATCAGCACTTAAAAAAGCTGGATTTGAAGTGCTGACCGACCAGAAATATCTCACCAGTGACAAGTATTTGCTTCCAGGGGATGTCTTGCTATATGAGGGTCATCATACGGCGATCAACCTGGATATCGGAAAAGAAATTATATATTTGTCAGATCACTGGGAAAAGACAGAAAATGGCTATACATACATCACTGCCACAGGAACGGTAAAAAATAAGTTGGCGTTGATTAATCACCATAGGTATCTCTTTGACAAAAACGGATACATGGTGACTGGCTGGCACAGATGGGACGGCAAGAACACAGACCCAGCAGACGGAACGGGAGACTGGTATTTTCTGGATAACACCAAAGACGGACCGTTAGAGGGTGCCTGCTGGCACAGCCGTGATAATGGATCACAGGAAATTTGGTATGTAGAGTAGGTGCTTATGCTATCACCGGATTATCTTAAAAGAGTATCGGAGGGAAGTGAAGAGATCGCTTCCCTCTTGCACAATTACATCATAAAAAAGATCATAGGCCGCATGATGGCGCGATTAGGACGTGGTGACGAATATCTTTTTACCTCATCAGATAAATGGCAGATACAGATATTGCAGGACTCCGGGGCGTTGTTGGAAGAGATCACCGCAGAGTTGGCAAAGTATACCAAGATGCAGGAAAAAGAGATCAAAGCAGCGATGGAAGAAGCCGGGATAAAAGCCATAGAAAAAGACGATGAGATCTATACCGCCGCCGGACTATCACCGAAACCACTAGAACAGTCTCCATTGCTGATCCGCATACTAGAGCGTGATATGATCGCCACAATGAGCGAGTGGAACAATTACACCAGGACAACCGCAGAAGCCGCACAGACTGTTTTTATCAATGAATGTGACATGGCATATAGAAAGGTCATCACAGGGGCTACAACGTACACACAAGCCGTCAGAGAAGCGGTTGAAGAGGTAGCAAAGAACGGCGTGGTTGTACAGTATCCGTCCGGTCACAAAGACACCATTGAAACGGCAACCGCTAGGGCCGTAAGGACAGGGGTATCACAGGCGGCTGGCGATATTACCTTGAAACGTATGGAAGAGATGGACTGGGATATTATTCTGGTATCTGCCCATATCGGAGCCAGAACGGGAGACGGCGGTGAGAATCCAGGAAACCATCTGTGGTGGCAGGGGCAGTTTTATAGCCGCACCGGGCGAGACAAACGATTCCCTCCATTTTCTGTAACTGGATACGGAACGGGCGAAGGACTGGGCGGCTGGAATTGCCGCCATAGCTTCGGATCTGGTGATGGCGTGAACAACCCTTACAAGGATATACAGACCGCTGATAATGTCAAAATGGAGAAGCTGGAGCAACGCCAAAGGGCATTGGAGCGGAGAATTCGCAAGACAAAGCGAGAAGTCATGGCGATGCAGGAAGCGGTTGACCAGTGTACGGATAACGAAGCAAAATTTGAATTGCAGCAGATCCTTGACCGTAAGTCATACACGTTACAACGCCAGAATAGAGCATACAGCGAATTCTGTAAAGAAAATAACCTTCGCCCGTTAAGTGACAGGCTAAAAATAGCACACTGGAGCGGTGAGCAGGCGGCAAAGGCCAGAGGAGCAGCGAGACGGTACGAGAAAGGCAAGATATGAGTAAATTATTTGAGCCGGAGGACATGGCATGACAGGAATAGAATTTGTGAATGAGTGTATGGTGATTTGCAAAAATGTGTCGGTGATCGGCGCTGCTGCTGGTGTCCTCTACTCACTTTATGCCAGAGCAAAGAAACCACAAGAGGATATGGAAAAGCGAATCGAAGCCATAGAATCGGACATCAAGGATATTAAAACAAAGTTGGATAACGATTATTCCAAGATTAACCAGAATCGGGATGATACCCAGCTTTTAATGAGGAGTATGTTTAACCTTATCGAAAATAAAATCACTGGAAATAACGTTGAGGGTTTAAAAAAAACACGGGACGAACTAATTCAAGCATTGACGGAAAAATAAGGAGAATTTTCTTGAAAGTCTATGAATTCACTGTGCCGGAACCGAACCGTTTTCGGCAGCTTGCCAACTTTACACCAGATGAGAGGGTACTTTTTGAGTATCGGAGCCAGGGAGTACCGTTGGAGGAGTGCGCCGAAAGAATGAATATCAGTGTGTCAACGGTGAAGCGGATTAGCATTAGAGTGAATAGAAAAATAATCAAGGTATGTTAAAAAGAGTCTCGAAATGAAGACTCTTTTTCTATTCACTGAATTTTTCCACAGCTGCCAGAATAAAAGAATTTACAGAAGTGTAACCCATTCTTCTGGCCTTTTCCTCTATTTGTTCTTTTTCCCCTTTTGGTGTTCGGAGCGTAATCCTATCATACACTTTTGCATTGTAGCGGTCTTTGACCGCACTAGATGTTTTTGACATAGTTCCTCCATACATTTGACATTTTTATAATTCTGTATTTTTATCAATAAGTTTTTTCCATTCTGGCTTCGCATCTACAAAAGCCTGGATTTCTGGATCATATAGCCGTTTTTCTGCTTCTTTTCTTGCTGCCGCAGCATCTTCAAAACTGTCAAAAGTGCCAAGATGTATCTGATTTCTTTTTAAAGTTATGTATGCCCTCCACTTTTCTCCGCTTCTGGATACCCCATTACATCCAGAAGAATTATTTTTATTCGTCAAGCCATTTTTCCGCTTGACAAGTGAAGACGCTTTTGTCCCATTAAAGGACATTTCTTCTCTATAAAATTTAACATTTTGGGCTGCAATGGAACGAGAACAATCTATGCATTGCACCGGGGAAGAATTCGATATGAGCCGATGCAACGGGTATTTTTTTATAGACCCGCATTTTTCACATTTGCACTCGACGAAAAACATTTTGTGCTTCCCGTATTTTTCTGTTCCGCACAATTCCACAACTTCCAGTGCCCCAAAATGCTGACCGAGATACTTCTCATATTCCTGGCATTTGATTTTTGCACGCTCAATTCTTTTACAAGACGTGCATCCATTTTTTACCATGCTGGTTATTGTTCCACCGGCTCCTCTAAATGCGTGCCCACATTTAACGCAGTGGTACACATAATTTTTATACGACCGCCCATCTCCGGCGGCGTGTTCTTCGTCAATCTGGAGAGATCCGTAGATCCCTCCCATTTCGTATTTGTTCATCACATGATCTCCACGCCTAATTTTTCAGCTGCCTGGAATGCAACCTGTTCGAAAGTTTCTCCGTCAGCGGAATCCCACTCAGTTTCCATATCTGCCAACTCGCAAAGTTCTCTGAGCTGGTCAAGATCCCATTCCTGACTACTTCTGATTTCTTCTGCCAATTCCTGCTCTCTTGTCATTTTATTTACCTCCGTTAACTTTCTTTAATTGTTATATTTCTTAACTGTCTTAAGTATAGCATACTGACACCAGTATGTCAAGAGGAAAATGAAAACTTTTTTGATACTTTTATGAACTGTTTCCGGCTCTTTTTTTATGCAAAAATATAGACATAGAAGTTATTGAATTAGCCATTGGAGGGGTGTGTATGTATCCGTACGGAATGCCAGATCCGCAGAATTACGCCAATGAACAGGCGATGTTGCAGAACCGTATAAATCAGCTTGAGCAACAGAGAAATCAGCAAATAGGAATGTACTCTAGTCAGATGCGGCAGCCACAGGGGCCAGTGCAAAATGTGAATTGGATTCAAGTAGCAGGAGTTGAAGGGGCAAAAAACCAGATCGTCCAGCCTGGTCAGACCACATGGATGATGGATAATAACAGCCCCATGTTTTATGTCAAATCTGTGGACGGAATGGGAAGCGCAACGCTCAAGGCGTTCCAGTTCCAGGAGATCCCGGTAAATGCTTTGACGGCTCCACAGGTGCAGCAGGCACCAGCAGGAGATTATGTGACAAGAGAGGAATTTAACAATCTGCTTGCAAGACTTGGAGAGAAACCAAGCGAAAAGGAGGAGAGTCATGAGTAATCCATTAATGAGTATGATCGGCGGCATGGGCGGAGGAAACAACCCTATGGCGGCCATGATGCAGGCTATGCAGGTAGTAAATCAAATTAGGCAGTCCGGGAACCCACAGGCGGCGTTAAACGCTATGGCTAAACAGAATCCGAACATCAAAAATGCAATGGATATGTGCCAGGGGAAGAACCCAGAGCAGGTCTTTAACCAGATGTGCCAGCAAAACGGCATGGATCTCGGACAATTCGCTGGGATGATAAAACGATGATTTTGTTGACATCAACAAAACGATAATTTGCTATCACTGCCGGGTGCGCAACGGCTTGATAAATATATGATAAGGAGAAAACCAACATGACAGATGGATTAGGACTTACGGCTGCTGATGTAGCAGCAGTAACACGCAACAATGACGGCTGCAACGATATGTGGGGCGGCGGTGGCTGGTGGTGGATCATTCTGATTGCATTTCTGTTCCCGATGATGGGCGGATGGAATCGAAACGGTATTGATACCGGAGTCCAGGACAACTTTATCTCTGATGAATTTGTCAAGAGGGACATCTTTAACGCCAACCAGAACGTAAGTAACACTGCATGTCAGACCCAGAGAGATGTACTGGAAAGCCGGTACACAAACCAGCTTGGATTGCAGCAGTTACAGGCAGCTCAGCAGAGTTGTTGCTGCGAAACACAGAAAGAAATCTTACAGAGCCGATATGACGCCGCTCTGGCAGCGCAGAATATGCAGGCACAGCTAGCATCTTGCTGCTGTGACATCAAAGAAAGCATCTTGGCGGACGGCAATGCAACTCGTCAGCTTATGCAGGATAATACGATCCAGAATCTACGTGATAAACTGGCAGACCGTGACAGAGATCTCCAGACCGCGTACTGGCAGATCTCTCAGGTCAACCAGACGAAAAACATCGTTGATGCGGTCAGACCTACACCGACACCGGCTTATCTCACCTGTTCCCCTTACTTTGCTTACAACATGACCGGGTTCGGCGGTTGCTGCGGTAACGGTGGAAACGTACTTTGATCATCCGGGAACTGTCCTACCTGGATATGCTAAACCTGTTCGGCGTATTCTTGCAGGTGATGAATTACGAAAATGATTTGTCGCAGGCGAGCAATGCAGACATAGCGAAGCATCTCCAGGAACAGGACAGGAAGTACCTGGATAAGATCATTGAGAATCAAAATCGAATAATCAGCATGTTGGAAGAATCCATTGCTACGAAGTAGTCTTGCAAATCATAGGGGTAGGCGTGGAGCTTGCCCCTCTTTTCGTAAAGGAGAATGATTATGTTAAATGTTATCGCACGTGAAGCGCAGCAGATCAGCGCAAACCAGAATGTTATTTTTACCAGTACGAGAGTAAAATCCCGCCGTTGTGGATGCTCCAGTGGATGGCTGAACCATATTGACGGCAGCGGTCTTTTTACCATCACAAACCGCAGTAATCAGCCTATGGCGGTCGAATTGCAGTTTAACGGTAATATCACCGCATCCGCAGCAGGAGAAACCGCCCTGGTGTTTGAACTCAATGGAGAAGCTATTGGTGGTACTGAGATGGATTATACAGTGGTTACGGCAGGCGTATACCAGAGCATCAGCGCGTCCACATTAATCCCAGTTCCAGCAGGTACATCTCTGACGGTATCCGTTGGCAATATCTCCGCTGGCGTTGTGCAGGTCAAAGACGCAAATCTGATTATTAAAAAATTATCATGATGGAGGTGATCGGTATGATTACCTTTAAGAGCAAAAAGGACGTTGCCAGTGTGGAAGCTATCTTTTCTGAAATCAACGCCCGCATGATTGCCGCTCTGATGCTCCATGACCAGATGACCGATTATTTTGATTTTCTTGGAATGAAAGGGTATAAGAGGCTCCACGAATACCAGTATTTTGACGAGTCCTTAGAGCGGAAGAAACTGAACCAGTATTACATAAACCATCATAATAGGTTGATCGAGGACACATATACCGGACAGGTGGAAGTGATACCGGAGAACTGGATTTCTGCCAACCGAATCAGTGTAGGCAAGTCCACGAAGCAAAAAGGAATCGAAGATGGATTTAACCAGTACAGAGCATGGGAAGCAGAGACCAAGTCTTTATACGAACATTATGCTTCGAAACTTCGAGAACTGGGAGCCGTATCTGATGCATTGGTTGTGGAAAAACTGGTGGAAAATGTGGATGGCGAGTTAAAGAAGTTGGAGTGTATTATGATTGATCTGATCTCTTCCGGCTATGACATGGTTTATATCACAGAGAAACAGTCGGAAATCCACGATAAGTATAAGGCAAAGTTATCTGAGATTTTTAAGTAGGTGGTGAGACAATGAGAGACATGATTAAGATTTTGGAAAAGCAGTTAGAGGTCGAAGAAAGAAGCGCCAAAGAAAAACTGACAGGTGCCAACTTGGATACCATGTTTAAGCTGACCACAACGATCTGCAACATGAAAAAGATGTGTGGAGAGTGGGAAAGTGACACCGTAGCAGAGGTGGCGGAAGATCTTGTAAAAAAATACAGTAATGGACGGTATGATCACAATATTGATTCACTGTATGACGCTTACCTTGCAGCCAAAGAAGCGTATCACACCAATGGTGACCAGGCTCACAGGGATAAGCTGATGGAAACTGTAGGACGTTTGATGGTAGAGGTTTACGATATGCTTTCCTCTATGGTTGTTGACAGTGATTTCCAGGAGGAACGCAGGGAAATCCAGCGCCAGATACAGAAACTGGCAGAAACATAGCGTTGAGGTGGGGACAAAATATAATAGCATTTTTGGTAAAATAAAATTGCGGAAACGATATATCTGTTGTATTTTTCTTACCTCCTTTCTAGCACACGTCCTTAAGAGAAATCAGTAGCAATACTGAGAGGTTGAAAAGCGGATGCAATTTCCGGCGTGTGCAAGCTACTTGCTTTTCTCCTACAAGTAGAAATCATACCTGCTAAGTGCGCTGAAAACTACCTTTATGGTGTGACAATCTAAGCGCGGCAGTCCCCCAGTGGAACATACGGTTAATGGCAAACCGACAGGGTATCACCCTGGATTCCAGGTTCGATTCCTGGTGCTCCACTTCTATCCGCTTAAAGTTAAGCTATCTGTTTACAGATGGTCTATGACTTGGGTGGATTTTTTTGGAACATAGTTCAGTGGCTAGAGCATCTGGCTCATAACCAGAGTGTCGGCGGTTCGAATCCGCCTGTTCCAACTACCCCGCCGGAGGTTTACCCGGCTTAATCCATTACCGCTGACGGGCGGTTTTAATAATCACGTATAGGAGGATGTTATGCAGAATTACGAACAAATCATGCAGGAACTGGAAATTGAAGTCCCAGAGGACAAAAAAGATGCTTTAAAGAAAAAAATGCTTGAGAATTACCGTACTGTTGCCGATTACAACAAACAGGTAACGAAAACAGAGGAATACAAGCAGTCCCTGGATAATGTGCAGGCAAAACTTGATGGTTTTGAGGGCGTGGATGTCAATGATCTGAAAAACCAGATCCAGACACTAACAACTCAGCTTAACGATGAGAAAACAGCTCGTGCGGCTGATGCCAGAAAGACGGAAGTTGAAAAGATGGTAAATGACTTTCTTTCTTCCACTGATGATAAGGGAGAAAAGATATATGATTTTCTCAACGGTATCACAGCCGATTACTACCGAGGAGAACTGACAAAAGCACTTGATTCTGATTCTGCAAAAGGAAAGTCTATCAAAGACATTTTTAACACTATGATTACCGACAAAGACGGGAATCAGAAAGAAGGAATCTTTGTTGATCGAGACCAGCAGCAGGCCAGACAGAACTCGGCACGTTTTACAACACACGCTGGGAAAAACAGCGGAGCTGGAGGAAAGAAACCGACCATGACTGAACTGATGCGGATGAAAAACGAAGATCCTAGTTTAGACATTTCACAGTATATGTAAATCCCTAGATGGGTAGAAAGGAAATTTTATGGCGTTATTTGACCAGAAAAATTTTAATGGCGAAGTATTTGGCGCTTATGTTGATACTGCCCCTAACCTTAACAGAAATGAATTGCTGAAATCTGGAGCAATCGTTGAGAAATCCGAGTACGCTACTATGTTACCAGATCAGACAGGTGGCAACTACATCACCATTCCGATCAAGGCTAGAATTGGTGGTACTCCAGATAACTACGATGGTACCACAGACATCACCACGGATTCCAGAGATACTTACACGCAAGGCAGAATTGCAGTAGGTCGGGCGCATGGCTGGACTGAAAAAGATTTCTCTTCTGACATCACTGGAGAGGACTTTAAACCAGCAGCATGGGAAGTAGCTGATTACTGGGATGATGTAGACCAGGCCACTTTGCTGGCAACGTTGAAAGGCGTGTTTAGCATGAGCGGAACTGAGAACTTAAAGTTTGTAAATGGCCATACCTATGATGTGTCTTATGATCCAACTGAAAGCGGTTTCAAAGAGACTACACTGAACAATGCAATCCAGAAGGCACTGGGAGACAATAAGGCGAAGTTTAGCCTTGCAATCATGCATTCTAAGGTTGCGACAGACCTGGAAAATCTCAAACTGCTGTCATACATGAAGTACACCGATGCAGATGGCATTGAGAGAGATCTTACCCTGGCAACTCTGAATGGTAGAACCGTGCTTGTTGATGACAATATGCCAACCAGTACGGTAGACGCAAAGTATGTAAAGGCTTCCCAGACAGATCCTGGCGCATTGAAAGTTACAACCGCCGGAACTGGTGCTGGAGAAATTGCAAAAGCAACCGTAAGCACTGATATTCCAGAAGCAGCGGATGGAGACTACGTTAAACTGCTCCCGGCTGGTACTGTGTACACAACCTATGTTCTGGGTGCTGGTGCTATCGAATACACCAACTGTGGCGTTAAAACTCCATATGAGTTAGACAGAGAAGCCAAGAAACACGGAGGTGAAGATTCTTTGATTTCCAGACAGAGAAAGATCTTCTCCCCGTATGGAATCAGCTTTAAGCGGCCATCCTTTGTATCTCCGACTAATGCCCAGTTAGAGACTGGCTCCAACTGGGAGATCGCAAACAATAACGCTTCTGGTACTGCAAAGTATTTCCCGATCAAAGCAATCGCAATCGCACAGATCAAGACACGCTAAGGAGGATTCCGGCATGGCATACGCAGACTATGAGTTTTACAAAACATCATTTTTCGGCGCAACCGTGCCGGAATCTGATTTTATGCGGTTTTCAGAAAGAGCCAGCGACTTTATTGACATGATGACGTTTGACCGACTGGCGGACGGCTTACCGTCTGATGAGCGGCAGCAGAAGCGGATCAAGAAGGCAGTGTGTACGCTGGCTGATCTGATGTATCAAATTGACCTTGCCCAAAAGAATGCCATTGCGGCAGCTAGCGGAACGTCAATCTCTACTGACACGAGTGACGGAACGTCAACGGGAGTGATTACATCCAAATCAGCCGGAAGCGAATCCATCTCTTATGCAACCCCGCAGCAGATCGGAGCGAGTGCAAAAGAGTGGAGCGCAGTATATGCCGCCGCTGGAGATACGCAGAAAACGAATGATTTACTTCTTAAGACAGCTTTGCCGCTTCTGATGGGAGTAAGGACGGATGAAGGGATACCAATTTTATATGCAGGACTTTGAAGTAAATGTTTTAGGCTCTGAATGGAGCGTGGTGTTTGGAACCGAGAAAGAATATCCAAACTTATCAGAGATGGACGGATACGCAGATTTCTCAACCCATCAGATCGTGATTGACACAATGGAAAAAGCTGATGGCCAGATTGGATCTAAGGGAGATATGACCACGTATAAAAAGCAGGTGATCCGTCACGAGATCATCCACGCTTTCTTATATGAGTCTGGCCTGGAAGCGTGTTCAACCACTTCTGATAACTGGGCGCTTAACGAAGAAATGGTTGATTGGTTCGCTATTCAGTCTCCAAAAATTTTCAAAGTATTCAACGAACTTAAATTGATGTGAATACCAGTATTGTATGCAGGAGTGTGAATATAAAGTTTAGAAAAAAGCCTGTTATCATTGAAGCATTTAGGTATGATGGTGATCTGAAAGACCGGAACGGCTTGTTTTACGTTCCATTTTGGGCGCAAGAAGCTTATAAGAAAGGCATTATGTATTACGGCGCAGAAACTTGTGATTTACCTCCGTGTGAGCTGTATATCGAAACATTAGAGGGAACACATCATGTTTCTGTTGGAGACTATGTTATACAGGGTGTAAACGGAGAACTTTATCCGTGCAAGCCGGATATTTTTGAAAAAACTTATGAGGAGGTGAAAGAGTAATGGAAGCATTATTCGCAAATATGACTTTGATTCTGGCAGTGATCGGGATTCTGGCATTTTTAGTATCAGTAGTTACCCAGGTATTTAAGGGTGTAGGATTCCTTTCCATGATCCCTACGGATGCCCTGGTGCTGGTGTTATCTATCGGTATCACCGTATCCGCTTTTGTGGCGTATATGCAGTATATCCAGATGACCATTTTATGGTATATGATTTTGGCGGCGATCATGGCAGGTTTTATTGTAGCGTTTGTGGCTATGTATGGCTGGGAAAAGCTGACAGAATTATGGAAAAGAATGAGTAAAACGGATCAGCTCAAGAAATGATATGACAAATAAGGAAACCAGGCTAGACAGAAAAGGAAAACGTTTTAGAGGTGGAAGCTGATGTATGACAAGACGGTGACAATTTTCAATTTTTATCAATCTGATACCACAGGAGCAGCAATCTGGTATCCACACACTTTGACGAACGTTGATCTCAACACCGACAGAGGAGCAATTATAAAAAAATACGGATCTGATTCTTCCGACAACGCTCAACTTCATGTCCGTTTTTCTGAATCCAACGGTCAGAAAGTAATCACTGATAAAGACGATGTAAAACTTCCCTGGCTGCTACCGAAAGAGTGGAAGCACCAGACCAATGACCTTTTGGATCAGACCATCACATTTTCACCAGATACAGACTTTTTCTGGGAGGGCGAGTGGGCTGGTGGAGAGGTGAATGACGATGATTACCGTGGTGGATTTTACCAGTATATGAACCAAAGCAAGGATCACGTATTCAAGATCACCAGTGTTGGTGGACCGTATACAGTGATCCCACATTTTGAGATGCTTGGAAAGTAGGCACAGACATGGCAAAAACAACTCACTTTAAAGGTTTTTCCATCATCGCCGGAGACCTAAAAGTAAAACTGAGCCTTTCCCGGTTTGATGAGCAATACAAGAAAGCACAGTATCAGCTAGACGGCGATGTGATGAATAGCATGATTCCGTTTATGCCGATGATTGTTGGCTCTGGATCATTTATAGGATCTACACGTGCGGCAAGTGCAGCAATGCAAGGCTCTGGACAGGTCTATGCAGCATATGGCCCACAAGGTCGCTATCTTTATGAGGGCAAGGTTATGGTTGACGAAGTGACCGGATCGCCTTTTGCTAGAAAAGGAGCGAAAAAAGTATTGGTAAGCCAGTACGCAGGTAAGACGGCTGCAAAAGAGAATATTGAGTACACCCACCAGGCACACCCCAAAGCACAGGATCACTGGTTTGATGCTGCCAAAGCGGCGGACGGTAAAAAGTGGGTGCGAAGAGTAAAGGCAACGGCGGGAGGTGGCAAGCGTGGCTGATGTAAAACCGATTGGTTTAGATGCAACCGGGTATGAGGTTTTGACCGTGGCGGTGAAGTCACTGCTTAATCAATATCCAGGTTTATACGATGGAGAAATTGTTAAATTCGAAGAGATGGAGAAAGACAGTGGCATTGCATTTTCAGCCAATAACGGCGCTTTGGTGTACGCAGAGACAGAAGATGTGTGCGGCAACGTATTTCAGAAATGTCAGTTTCCGTTTTTCGTGATCTACCGTACTGCATCAGAGCGGGAGCGTCAGAAGATCTCAATACAAACGTTTCTGGACAATCTTGGAAAATGGATTTGCAGAGAACCAGTGGTGGTTGACGGCAAGGAAACACGGCTTGCGGCATTCCCTACATTGTCACAAGGCCGGATAATCAAGAGGATCACCCGTGATAACTCTTATGGATTGGAGCCAAACGCTGACGGGGCGCAGGACTGGATTTTACCAGTAACCGTACAATACACCAACGAATTTGAATTATAAATCCCTTATGGGTAGAAAGGATATATCCAATGAGCAGATTGACACGAGGAGCATCAAGGACGTTTTTAGACTCAAGCTTTGGCAGTGGAACAACTAAATGGTGGCGAATGGGTAAGTATACCGATGAGATGAGCGTATCTCTTAACCCAGATATCTCCGTAAACAAAAACGTGTGGGACGAGACGTATACAGAGGATAACGGCTATGAACCATCTATGGACAGCCAGACCTATTACGCAGATCCAACCGATGCCATTTATTCAAAGATCCGTGATATTGCCATGAATCGTAAGAAAGGCGATGACTGCAAGACTTCTATCTTGGAGGTAATCATTGAAGATACCGAAGCAGCCAAACACAGAGCATGGAAAGAGGACGTGATCGTTAAGGTTGAGGAATACGGCGGCGGCACTGCCGGATTTACCTTGCCATTTTCCGTACACTTTGACGGCAACCGAAAAGAGGGATCTGTCACCATCGCAGACGGAGAAGTAACATGGAGTGACGAGAAAGTAGCAACTCTGTAGGAGGATTGAATGGGAAACGTAATTAGAATTGATGATGGTAGCGAGACTTTTGACATCGTAAACCAGCGTGGGGAACTTCTTGGACAGTTTACCTTTATCCCATCAGACTTTGATCTGGTAAAAAGGTATGAGGAGACCGTAAAGGCGTTTGAGGGTATGCAGAAAGAGTTAAGCGGCAAAGAGCAAACGGCAACCCTTGATGATATCAAGACTCTGGACGAGCGTATGTGCCAGCAGGTGGATTATTTGTTCAATGCTCCGGTTTCCAAAGACTTTTTCTCAATCACGTCACCATTCACCATGTTAAACTCCGGTCAGTTTTTCGTGGAAAATGTGATCAACGCCATTCGTGGTGTGATCGAACAGAAACGTGATGTGAAACTGAAAGCCGTACAGTCTCACGTAAATCAGTATACGCAGAAGTACAAAGCATTTCAGGGGGAATCAAGACTTGCCCCCTTGAAATAATGTTTTCCTGGGATCTGCCGCTGGCTCTTACAGTCGGTGGCAGATCTTATCATATACGGACAGATTTTCGGGCGGCTCTTGACATCATGGCGGCTTTTAATGATCCAAACCTGGATAACGCCGGGAAGATGCAGGTAATGGTTGAGATCTTGTACGAGGAGATTCCACCGGAGGAATGCCTGGAAGAAGCGATAAAACAGGCTTTATGGTATCTGGATTGCGGTAAAAAAGAGGATGGGCGCAAGCGGCCGCAGGTGATGGACTGGGAGCAGGATGCCCCGATCATCTTCCCGGCGATCAACAAAGTAGCCGGGCGAGAAGTCAGAGAACCAGGCCAGTATATGCACTGGTGGACGTTTGTGGGCTATTTTGAGGAGATCGAAGAGGGAACGTTCTCCCAGGTGCTGGCGATCCGACAGAAGAGGGCAAAAGGAAAGAAACTGGAGCAGTGGGAACGGGAGTTTTTGAACGACAACCTGGCACTTGTGAACTTAAAGAAAAAAATGTCTGATGAAGAACAGGATTTATGGCAGCAGGAACAGGATGCAGTAGACGCATTGTTTGAGAAGTAAGGCGGTGATGATATGCAGGCAGATGGAACAGTCCTCATTGATACAGAAATAGACACCAGCGGCATGAAGCCGGGAACCAAAGAGGTAGAAGCCGCCGTAAGAAGAATGGCAAATGGGATTGATGATCTTGGAAAAAAATCAGAAATCGCAGTCCAGAAGCAGGCTGCCGCCTTTGCCAAACTGAATAACCAGTATGCAGCACAGGAACAAAAAGTCAAAAAATTACGAGAAGAACTGGAATCGTATGCAGAAACCAAGATACCTACACAGGAGTATCTTGAAATCCAGGCACAAATAGAAAAGACAGAACAGAAATTATCTGCTTTGACTGAGCGCCAGCAAAAGTTTTTGGATACTGGAGGTAAATCCAATAGCAGCGCCTATAAAAAGATGCAGTATGACATAGATCAGCTGACCAACACTTTGAAATATGCTCAAGGTGAATTGAAAGATCTGGAAGATTCCGGCAGTGCTTTTACGCTCGGAAAAGATACAGATAAATTTGCCAAGATGTCCGACAAGTACGCTACAGAAGCCGAAAAACTCAAGCAGATGAATGAATCTCTTGGCGCATCGTATAGCCGGGTAAAGAACGAGTTTGACGAGTACAAAAAACGTCTTCTTGGCGTTGACGATGCCAGCAAAAAAGCAGCAAAATCAACGAAAAAGCTTGGAAACCAGATGGACAAGAGTAAAAAACCAGCGAAGAAGTTCGGTGATGCACTGTCTGGTGTAGTCCGGCGTATGGTTCTCTTCCGACTTCTCCGTTCTGCAATATCCACTGCGTTCAGATCAGCAAAAGAGGGTATGGAAAACCTTGCCCAGTATTCCCCGGCGGCCAACGTGGCAATCTCCATGTTGCTTTCTCAGATGACGCAGCTCAAGAACGCTTTTGCTACTGCATTTTCTCCGATCTTGGAAGCTGCGGCTCCCGCTCTGTCAAAGTTTATTGGTCTTATCATCCAGGCGGTGAACTGGACGGCGCAGCTTGCGGCGGCATTGACAGGAAAAGATACATACGTTAAGGCTACGGCTGTGGAAGAGGACTACGGGGCAGCCTTAAAGGATAGCAACAAAGAGTTGCAGAAAAAGGACAAGCTAAATAAAAAAATTCTGTTTTCGTTCGATCAGCTGATCCAGGCACAGAAAGACAGCGACTCCAGCAGCAACTCCTATGTAGGACCGACACCAGATCAGATGTTTAAGACCGAGGAAGTCTCCAACAATGTGAAGTTGCAGGCTGACGCCATCAAGAAAAATCTGGAAGGAATTTTTGACCCGCTGAAAAAGTCATGGGAAGAAAATGGGCCAGTGGTGACCGAAGCGGTAAAAACGGCATTTGGAGCCATTAAGCAGCTTGCTGGAGATGTATCTGCATCGTTTATGCAGGTGTGGAACACGGAAGGATATGGAAAACGAATAACGGACGATCTGCTTATCACCGTAGCAAATCTGGCTTTAACTGTGGCAGGGCTGGTTACACAGTTTGACAGAGCGTGGGTATCCGGAGACGCAGGAACCAATATTATTCGGAACCTCTGCGATATCCTATTGATATTTACCGGATTTTTACGTGAAGCATCGGAAAGCATCAAAAACTGGGCAAATGATCTTGACTTTACGCCACTGTTGACTAGCTTCAATGCTATCCTTTCTGCGATCAAACCAATCGCCAAGACGGTAACAGATGCACTCCTGGCATTGCTTAACAAGGCTCTACTACCGATTGCAAAGTGGGCGGTAGAACAGGCAATACCAGCGGTATTTGATTTGATTGCTGCGGCTCTGGAATCATTAGGCGCTATCATTGACGCATTAAAACCATACGCTATCTGGCTATGGGATGATTTTTTACAACCCGTAGGAAAGTGGACTGGTGAAGTTATTATTTCTGCATTGAAACAAATAACTACATGGCTAAAAAAATTTTCTGACTGGATTAGTCAAAATAGTGGTGTTGTAGAAAATATGACGCAAGTTATCATTGCCTTTTTTGCGGCATGGGCTTTTGTAAAATTTGTAACAGGTATTACAGAGTTGATTGCTTCGATAGGCCGATTTGCAAAGGCACTTATAGTACTGATGTCTACTGGCATCGGCCCGGTAGTAATAGCTTTAGGATCTATTATAACATTAATTGGTACTTTGGCTAGAAACTGGGACAAGATGACTCCAAAAGAAAAAGTAATAAGCGGAATTTTGGCGTTAGCGGCAGCAGTAGGCGTACTCGCTGTTGCAATGGGTGCGGTAGCTGGTGGTGTTGGAGCTGTGGTTGTTGCCGGATCTATAGCAGCAGGCGTGGCATCTGCATTAATTGCGATCAATGCGGGGAAGCGTGCATCCAGTTCATACGGATCTTCTGGAGGCGGCGGCTATTCCAGATATTCCGCATACCAGACCCCGGCGGTGGCGGCGTCTTACTCCATGCCACGTCTTGCGACTGGCACAGTAGTTCCTCCACGTGCTGGTGAGTTTGCGGCGATCCTTGGCGATAACAAGCGTGAGACTGAGGTTGTTTCCCCACTGTCAACCATGAAACAGGCATTGAAAGAAGCCCTGGAAGAAACCGGAATGAATGGCGGAAACAGGGATATCCATATTGATCTGGTGCTCAACGACCAGAAATTTGCATCCGCAGTATACAAGGCAAATAACCAGGAAAGACAACGTGTAGGTGTAAGGATGGTGACACAGAATGGATAGAACAGGTAACGGAGTATTTGAGATTGACGGCTTAAATTTGCGGTTACAGGTGAAGGAGCTTAAACGCTCCTTTGCCGTTACCGACACAGAGAACTCCGGTCGAACACAGTCATATGAAATGCACCGGGACATCGCCGGAACTTTTTACAATTACACCATCTCTATTGACGTAGATAAGAGCAACCGAGCGGATTATGATACTTTTTATGATATAATATCTTCTCCAACAGAGTCCCATACCGTAGTTTTCCCTTATGGGCAGGAAACACTAGAGTTTTTGGCTTATGTGACAAACGGTGAAGATGGTCTTAAGATTCAAAAGACAGAGGATGGACAGATCAATAAATGGACGGGCTTGACTGTCAATTTTATCGCAATGAAACCGCAAAGGAGACCGTGATGGCAAACAATGAGGGTTTAAAAATCGTATATGATGACGTGGCACCATACGCAAAAGAGAACAGTCTTCCGCAGATCATCAAGGCTGGACTGTATCCAAGGAAAGGACTGTATCCTCATGCTGGTCTTTATCCAAAACAGACCACCATAGAGCGCCAGTTCCCGGATCTCCGGCGTGATGATTTGTCTTACCCTGGATATGCCCTGTGTTATCCCGGCTTCTCCCTGTTAAATGGTGATTATATCAATTTCCCAGAAGACCCGGCGGATTATGGCTATATCTCAAGCGAGTATAGCGATGATAACGGCGATTTTGGATATCAGATCAGCAAGCAGGGATTGAAGCCACACACGGCACTGTATCCACGTATTTTTCTTTTCCCTGGTGGTACACAGGAAACGGTGATGAATAACCCGGCGCTTACGATCACATTTAATGGTAAATTCACCAGTGTAGGCATTCTCTTTACATTTAATATGTTGTCGGGAGACTATGCTAAAGATCTGAATGTTAAATGGTATGAGGATACCACACTACTAGCAAACCAGGACTTTACAGCGGATGGAGTGCGGTATTTCTGCAATCAGTATGTGCATAACTACAATAGGATTGTGATTACATTTAAGTCAACCTCAAAGCCGCACAGACCCGTCTTTTTGACAAGAATTGATTATGGCATTTATAGAGATTTCCTGGACGATGAATTGATGCAGACCGACTGCTTGCAGGAGATCAATGCCATTTCCGAGAACATCAGCATCAATACCCTTTCCTTTACCGTCCGCACGAAGAGTAATATTCCGTTTGACCTCCAGAAGAAACAGAGGTTAGGCCTGTATTTTAATGGTGATCTGCTTGGTAATTTTTATTTAAAGTCTGGCGCAAGGAAAAATAAGACGGACTATTATATGGATTCCCACGATTCTTTGGGAGTACTGGACGGCAATGAGTACGTGGGTGGTATCTACACAGGCCGTAAGTTGTCAGAAGTCCTCACGGAAATCTTCACAGATGAGGATTTCGGTTACACTCTGGATGATGCCTACAAGGATGCAACGTTGACCGGGTACATCCCGTACACCACGAAAAGAAACGCTCTTGTGCAGATTGCCTTTGCCATTGGTGCCATCGTGGATACGTCCAATGTAGAGGGCGTGGATATTTACCCACAGGCCACAGAAGTGACAGGTGAATTTAACGAGCACAACACTTTTACCGGGCTTACACTGGAGCATAGCGATATCGTAACTGGTGTGCGACTTACTACGCATACTTACACGCAGATTTCCGAAACAGAGGAGCTTTACAAAGACACACTGAACGGGACGGCTGAGATCGTGTTCTCAGAGCCACATCATAGCCTTTCTGTCTCCGGTGGAACGATTGTAAAGAGCGGAGTTAACTATGCGGTAGTGACTGGCACAGGCGGAACAGTAACCTTAACGGGTGGCAAATACAGCCACAGTACATCTGTGATTTCCAAAGATAACCCAGATATCATCTTTAACAAAAATATCAAAGAGGTGACAGATGCAACATTAATCAATCCATCAAATGGACAGACTGCCCTTGAACGGATTTATGCCTACTATCAGCGGGCAGAGAACGTGGTGGGAGATGTGCTTCTGGGCGATAAGAAGTTGGGGGACAAAGTGCGTGTAGATACCGGGTATGATGGTATAAGAGAGGGAATCATTGAAAGCATTGATCCTACTTTTACCAGGGAAATAAAAGCGAGGGTAATCATCCATGAGTGAGTATCTTGATAACTTGATATTTGACCGGACGCAGGCTGATATAGATAGTATGACGGCCAAAGCCTACATAGATTACAATGATCTCAACCGGATTGAAACAGCGGTAAAATGGGTGTCCTACGTCCTTAACAGAAAGGGATATAAAAATACCACCAATAATAAGCTGAATTGGCAGCCGAATGATTTCCGTACCGAAGCCGATATGGTTCGGTTAAGAAAAAATATCGAAGCTATCCGAAACGCATATTATACACCGGACAGTACACCGCTGACACCGATCAGAATCACATATACATCAATCTACCAGGCTAATGCTATTGAACGGATCATATACGATCTCGGAACACTGATAGAAAAAGCGTCCCCAGGGCTAAACCACTTATCGTTCCGGCTTGGTACGAGATCACTTGGCAACAGGGAGGTGAGCCTATGAGCTTAAAAACCACATATAAAGACGATATTTTTGCTGGAAAGAAAAAATATAAGATCACCCAAAACGATGATGGAAGTGTATACATCGAAGATATCACGGAGTACACCCAGGAGGGTGACATCTATTCTGCTGGAGATGTTAATCGGACAAATACACAGGTCAATAAAAATGAGACCGATATAGCCGAGCTTGGACGAGACATGAAAAACGTTAGATATGTCACAATTCCGGTTTCTGGCTGGTCAGCATCGACACCATATCGACAGACAGTAAACGTGCAAGGAATCCTATCGACTCATACACCAATCGTGTCCCTATATCTTCCAGATGGCACCACAGGAACCCAGGCAAAGGAGCAGGGGAGAGCTTATGGCTATGTGGACAGGATCACCACAGGAACAGGCAATATTACGCTTTATTGCTATAATCAAAAACCAGCATCAACATTTCAAATTGCTTTAAAGGGGGAGTAAGATGGCAGAAGCGTTTTTACTTAAGCAGGGCGGTCGATACTATCCAGAAGAGTATACGGCACTTCCGAAAGATGTATCTGCCGGAAAAACATTTTTGGGCGCAGAAGTAGACACCCTTCAAACAGGAAGTATGCCAGCAGCGTCCATAGCTGATGTAATTATTGAGATTAATGGTACTTACAACATTCCAGCCGGAGATCACCAAAAAGAGCAGAAAATAACGCAGAAAGAAGTTCCTTTGAAAGCTGCATTTTCAGCTTCCCCACGAGGAAATGGCGTTACTGTGGAGGTTGCAGGAAATTACATGCAAGGAGATGTTACGATTACTGCTGCTGAAAACTTTAACCCTGCTTATATAAAAAGGGGTGTAGTGGTAGGCGAAGGAAGCCAAGCAATCACTGGAATTTATGAGGGATTTGAGTAATGGGAGAATGTTTACTGCAAAAAAATGGAGTTACGGTTGATAGTACCGCCGTAACCGCTACTGAGTCCGATGTACTGATTGGAAAGACATATATGAAATCCAATGGCGATAAGGGTGTAGGCACAAAACAAGATAACGGATCACCACAGAAAACTTTACCACTGAATGGGTCGATTGTACTTCCATCCGGTTACTACGGTGGCGGTAATGTAAAATCCTCTGTTCCAACATATAACGGTGAAACAATCGTTACTGGAAAAAATGCAGTAACCGTAAAAACCAGCGGAAAGTACGCAACCGGAAACATAGAATTAAAGCCAATCGCCAACCTTACATCCGCAGTCATAAAAAAAGGCATGTATGTAGCAGGCATAGGGCCAGGAACGTGGGAAGGTTATCTCAACGAAGACCCAAACGCCCCATTTTTTCTTGGTACACTTGGCCCTGGTTGGACAAGTGGAAAACTAGCCGTTATACAACCAGGAGGCAACTGGTCTATCGGAAGCGCAAGCATTATAAAAGATGCATATTGGATGCATGCAACCGCTAAATCAGAAAGTGTTGCCATTGTTTTTGAAAAAAGAGTAGATTTTACAAAATACAATAAAGTCAAAATCACCGGGCAACTTATTCAAGGTGGTCAGCATTTGGTAATGATGATAACCGAAAACCTGGTAACATCATACTTAGCATATCAAACAGGTAATGGATATACTTTTAGAATTGATGATTTTGGTGAAAGAATCACCAAATACGTTAAACTTCCAGCATCCGCCGCAGGCGATATAGAAATAGATATAAGCGATGCTACAAATAAGAGTAGCTTACACTATATGTATTTTTACTTGGAACCAAATAGATATACCAATACAGATTATGAAGTTGAGTTATATAAAATAATTTTAGCGTAAGGAGGGAACCGCATGGAAGAAAATAAACCACTTGTAACCGAAACCGAATACCCAGATTCAGACACCGACATTATCAGCGGAGACGGAACACCGATCATCGACACATCAGACCAGAACGTTGGCACAGTCCAGGAAGAAAAAAACACTTCGGAGTCCGATGCAGAAGAAAACACGGAAGATAGCAGCTCCACCAATACGGAAGAGAACGGATCGGAAGAGGATACCACCACAGAGGTTTCCACAGATCCAGCAAATGATCCGGCAACTCTTGAGTCAGCACTACTTGTGTCTACCTATGCTGCTTTGAACAAACTGGCCGAGTATGTACCGACTGAGTACGTCAACAACTCCGAGCCAGATATTGACGCAGAGCATCTCAATAACGCAGAACAGGGGCTTTTACGGGTGACTAACCTGTTAAACGGTGCGGTAGATGTGATCAATGATTTACAAACAACCGTGGCGAAGCAGGCCAGTGCGATTGAGGCGCTAAATAGCAATTTGAGTAACTTCCAATCTGAAAATGCCAAATTGGTAATCGGTAAAGTTGACAATGGTCCATATATGTACTTAATCAACAAAATTACTAACAGTTTGTTAATGCTACGGATGAATGAAGAAGATAAGTCCATAGCTGTGAATGCACAGACCAATGGTGCATGGGGATCCGAAAAACTGCTTGCCACAAAGGATTATTTAGGCGTGACCCAATACAATGGCGTAGACTACATTTCTCTGAGCGGGAAATTATCCAATATTGGTGAATGGGTAAAAAATAATGGTACGCTAGGTAAATGTACATTTGTTCGTGTAGAACCATCAGATTCTGACGGATATTTTGGTACATCCGGATTTAGCATCTTATGGACGCGCACTTCAGTTAACTATGGCTGGTGTATATTAATATCTGATAATCCAAGAATGGTAGTTTTTGGTCGGAATTCCACTGGATGGCATTGGTATGCGCCGTCGTTGACCGAAGTATCATAGTTTTACATCACTAAAAGTACCACCATTGCTATTTAGCAACGTTGGTGGAGAAAAGAAAATAGGCGGGCCGTGGTATACACCCGGTGCCGCCTTTCACTTAACATTTAATCCTCCTCATATTTCTGGTCGATGGCTTCGACCTGCTCATCGTACCACTGTCTAGCAGCTGCACGCCTGAGTTCATAATTGTCACCAGTGCCAGGAAAGCCTTTTTCCTCGCACTGTCTGGAGATCTCATTACATTCTTCGATGTACTGTTCTTCCAGACGGCAGATCTCTTCGATGTCTGCCATTTTGTAGAATCCAGACGCCACCATTGCGGCTCTCATTTCGTCAATTCTTTTAATTGAATATTTATACACTTAAATTTTAAATACTTCGTGTTGTATTTCGTGTTGTATTTTTGTCTTAAATACTGTAAAATAGTATCAAATATGATATTTAAGTAAAATTTACGAGAGTTAAGAATACGCATAAACAAAGGAAATAGAGCAATTACGCAGTTTTTGGGTGTAAGCGTTTGACGGGTTCGAGTCCCGTCTCGCGCTCTCGAAAAGCCTAGTAAATACTAGGCTTTTTTCTTTTCGTGTTGTATTTCGTGTTGTATTTTACTTTCAAAGTAAGAGTCTATCTTGTTATCTACCATTTTTCTTTCCTCAGAAAATGTTTGAATATACACTTTTTTCATTATTTTATCATTCTTCCAGCCGCCACGTTCCTGGGCGTAATTGTCCGGGATCTGCAAAAGAGCCATTACCGAAGCGCTTACGTGTCGCAGATCGTGAAAAGTTATCGGCTCCATTCCAGCTTTTTTTTGGAGCTTAATCCATCGGTGATAAAGTGCTTTCCCACTGATCGGCACCAGGACATCGCCATCCACCTGGTCGATCAAGTTCATGATGTACGGTGGGATTCTGTGTGATCTTCTTCGTGTAGGTTCTTTTGGATCTCCCTTTCTGATAGGCTTCCCGTCTACGTCTACAACTACCTCATTGATCGTGATACATCCGTCTTTGATGGATCTTGATTTTGTAAGACCACGTACCTCAGACATGGAAAAGGATAGCCACATAGCCAGCAGCACCGGGAGTTCTATTTCTGTCCCACGTACCAGGTCAATCACAACGTCAGCTGTGGGCAGCTCCGGGATACGATCTGGAACAGATGGAAGATGTATCTCCTGTGTGTCAATACTCTTTTTGTATTTGTGGAGTGTAGCACTTATCAATCCCCACTCATTTTTTAAACGCTTTGCAGACAATGGTCTTTTGGCTCTTCCGTTGGTTGTACGCTTCGATTCCATCGTAACAGCTTCTTGAAGTATCATTTCGTCAATGTCTTTTAGCTTCAGATCAAAGAGATCCTGGAATCCGTTGTTCAAAATGCAGTGGTAGTCCTGGATCGTACAAGGAGACCGATTAAGAGACACGCACATATCTATGTACTTTTCAGCTGCTTCCCTCAGTGTCATGTTGTCAAGTGCGTACTGCATGGATGCGTTGCTTTTTGGCTTATTTGCCAGCCATTCGGCAGCGGCTCGCTCCGCTTCCTTTTTCCCGGCTTTTCCTGGGAGATCGGAGGTAAAAGAGCGGTATCGTTTTACCTTTTTTAGTTCCCCGGTCTTTTCGTCCAACACGTGCTCCGTGTGGCTAAAGACCAGACACCGCCATGAGCCGGATGGTAATTTCTTTGCATTTGCCATAGTGTATCCTCCTTTTGGGTATAAAAAATACAGCCTACCAGATTTTGGAAATTTATCTTGCATGGCTGAGTCTGGGATGATACAATAAGAGTGTAGGTTGATAGTGTATCATCCCAATTATTCAAAACGTCTGGTGTTGCAGCACCGGGCGTTTTTTCGTGGGTACAAATTCCAACGTGCTTTTTTATAGCAATTCTTCTTTCTTTTTCAAAAATTCCTCTTCGGTGATGATTCCAGAATCAAATAAATCTTTGTATTCTTTCAGCAAACGAATAGAGTCTATCTTCTCATCAACGTTCACTGGTTCGCTCGGCTCCTGGAAATCGTCCTCTTGCTCCATGATGTAGTTTTGCAGTTCAGCATAAATTTTTGATGTGCAGGCGAAGCCGATCACAAAAGTATTTCCAGTAGATTCTTTCTGGACTTTCATAGTTGCATTGGATTCCACCTCAAAATTTCTTGATATGGAATGTTCACTATTTTGATAGTTGGTCTTTTCAACACTTGATTCTTTGACTCTACTATTCCAGAGACCCTTTTCTTTTGCTTTTCCCTTTGTCTTAGTTCTTTCAGTTCCAGAAAGGTTTGTTGTGGTAATGGACTTATATTCGGCTCCAGCCCAGTCGATCCACAGAATGGAATATCTTTCACTATCATTTCCGAATGTCACAAAACCATCGGGCATACGTTTAATGATTACTGTGTTAAAAAAAGTATTCACTTTCAAAAATTTCTTTCCAGATGTTATTGCGATCGCTATTTTTGGATATGATTCTGTATATGCACTAGGAGCTGATTCATCTTTTATAGCTGATTGAGCAATAAACTCTATTTTGATATTGGGTGAATGCTCTTGTATGTAGGATACAGCTCTGGACATCGGTTCGTTTGCCGGTTCCTTATATGAAAAAGTATAAGAAATATCATCAACAGTGGTAAAAACCATATATCCATTTCCACATGAATCGGCATAACGGTATTTAACTTTTTCCATGTCTTCGTAGCCTACTGTGATGTCTTTTTTTAAAAATGCTTCAATTCTTATTCCATTCTGCCCCACAAAAAGGATCTGATTTACACCCTTTACGCTCATAAAACGTTCTCCTTATGATGCTTTTTTCTCTTTATCGGTTTTATATCCGTATTTTTTAAATCCCAACAACCGTGTAGTGTATCCAGTAAGTCTGGCAAGCTGATCGATGGAGTATTCTGGGTAATCTTCAATTAGTTTATCTGGAATTAGTAGTTCGGCCGCAAATGTGTGGGCTTCGATTTCCACACGGTCACGGTTGTATCTGGCGTAGGAATAGAAATAATAGTCATCTGGGTGCAAAACGGCATGACCCAATTCATGGGCAGCAACCATTGTCCTCATGGGTCTGTCAAGTGTCACATTGACAAAAATAACCATTTGACCCTCTAACTTTATGCAACAACCTGGGACTTTTCCCAGATCCCCCTCTTGTACAAGGTATCCCATATCACTTGCGAGCCTATATGGGTTTCTCGTGCTATACATGTTGACAAGTTCCAGTACTTTTTCTTTTATTTCTTCTTTCCTACCCATACGCATAAGCCCTTTACTTCTTTCTCTTCAAACGGATTGTTTCAAGCGCAATTTCAATTTGCTTCTGAAGCAATTCAGCGCTTTCCGGGTCGATTGGTTTCCCGTCAAACATCAGTGTATCAGCGCTCAATATCTCATCCATTTGAAGGTTCATATTTACAATCCTGCTCCTTTCAATTTCTTCTGCATTTTCCTCCTTCCCTGTAAGAATGTAGTTGATGGATACGCCAAAATACTCTGATACTATTTTTGCCAACTTTGTACTACATACGGAACCCTTTGTTTTCCATGTGCTGATTGTTGACGTGCTAACCCCTGTGTCTTTGCAAAAACGGTAAGTTGTAATACCCCGTGCATCGCATAGACTTTTAAAAACTTCGTACATAGTCCACCTCTAAAAAAAATAGTTTAAAAAAACGAGGCAAAACTATTGACTAGTTCGTTTTTACGTGCTATAGTATACCTATAGTTCGGTGAAACGAGCTAAAACAATAAAATGCCATTTTAAAACGATATACTTCGTTCGACAAACCAAGTATATCACTAAACCGAACTATAGGCAAGCATTAAAACGTTTTTTTTGAAGTAGAAATTATTATTTTTTAGAATGGAGGTGTCTACTATTTGTTGAAGATGTATACCTGCGGAGAGATTGCAAAGAGATACGGAGTAAAAATCATTACTGTGTGGGAATGGATCAGATTAAAAAAACTTCCAGCGATCCGTATTGGTAAAGAGTACCGCATCAAAGAAGAAGATCTCAAAGAGTTTGAAGAATCCCGGAGAACTGTTAGAAGAGGAAGAGAGAGTGAATAAGAAAGGAATAATGAGAAAGAAAACCAAGTACGATGATATGTCTTATCATAGGAGTATACCACTGGTTATACAAAATGAAAACCATAGGCTTTGCAATTTAAAAACCATAGGTTATTAAAAATCACATTTTCCAAAAACCTAATGTAAATGTAAAGGAAAATGTAAATGTAAATGCAAATGTATTTAATACCGTTTGCGCCGAGCGATAAATCGCTTAGCGCCAGAAGCCATACGTGCAACGTGGTTCGCTCTGGGAAAGGGGAACGCACTAGATTGACTGTGGGAACGGGGAAAGAGGTGGAAGATGGCAACAGTAAGACCACCAGATTTTGTTGTAAAGGCTGCATATGCAAGGTCGATCATCAGCCAGAAAGAGGTGGAGTTGATGAAAACACCGGATATGATGGCGAAAAGCCTTGTAATGGGACGAGCCACCTACTACCGCAAGCGGAAAAATCCGTCGCAATTCACGGTAGGGGAGTTGCAAAGCCTTGACAGGTTGTTAAAACTCAGTGACGAGGAGTTGCTGGGAATTGTGAGGGGGAAGAGACCATGATCTTGAGATATTACAAGTACATCAAATGGCCGGAACTTCGGAAGATGTACCGGAGAGAATGGAGATTTAAAAAGGCCATTGCCAATGTGGTCAAAATGGCATTACTTGGGATGGTGTGGGGTTGTTTTATCCTCTTCCTGCTTCTGTATGCGTAGGAGGTGATAGACACGTTATTTGTGACAGGATTTTTAGCGGGTGTCCTGATTGGCACTATTGGCGTGATCGTGATTGCGCTGGTGTACAGTGAAAAGAAAAAATAAAAATGCCCCGGTGGTGATGGCACACCAGCCGGAGCGTGTAACCGTTAACACGCACTTAACGGATACGGGAACAGTATAACATTTTCTTCCTGTGTCCGCAAGAGACAAGGAGGAAATTTTTATGGATAAAAAGCCGGACTATGATGGGCTGGAAAAGTATTTTGCCTGTGAAGTGATCGAGCAGGCTAAGAAAGACGCGAAACGGTGGTTTGTCGCTTGGATAATTACCCTGGTGGCACTGATCGGCACCAATGGCGCATGGATCTATGTATTCCAGTCCTATGATTACGTTTCCCAGGACGGGAACGGGATCAACTCATATAAGACTGAGATCAATGGAGATTTGAACAATGAGCCAGAAAATTAGGGACAAGAGGAACGGCGTAAGCCGGGGGAGTAAGAAGAAAAGGAGAAAGAGGAAATGAAGAAATTTGAATTAACATCGGAAAGTATCGTGAAGCTTGGAAAAACCCTTTATCGCATCCGGGCACTGATGGCGTTTGGGGACGTGAAAGAGGGCGAACTAGGTGGATTCTTGGAGAAAGAAGAGAACCTTTCTCAAGATGGAAATGCCTGGGTCCGCGGAAGTGCCATAGTCAGCGAAAACGCCACAGTCCGCGGAAACGCCATAGTCAGCGGAAATGCCATAGTCCGCGGATACGCCACAGTCCGCGGAAACGCCATAGTCCGCGGAAACGCCATAGTCAGCGGAAACGCCATAGTCCGCGGAAACGCCACAGTCCGCGGAAACGCCATAGTCAGCGGAAACGCCATAGTCCGCGGAGACGCCATAGTCCGCGGAGACGCCTGGGTCTTTAAAACATCTCACTATTTAGTGATTGGCCCTATGGGTAGCAGAAATGGATTTACTACATTTTTCCGTACAAAAAAACTTTTTATCGGTGTCTCTTGCGGATGTTTTAGAGGAAATGTGGATGAATTCGTAAAGAAAGTCAAGAAAACTCATGGGGATAATAAGTACGCTAAAACGTATTTAGCAGCGGCTGAACTGGCGAAGATGCAGATTGACCTCACTCCAGAAGAAGATGATCCAGAGGAGTAACGTCACCAACCAAAAAAAAGACCGTCAGTTTGGCAGAACTGAACGGTCAATTAAGAAAAAACTTATATGGATATGATAACAGATTTAGAGGAGAAAAGCAATGAGGAAGAAGAGAATCGAAAAGAAAGCCGAGAAGCTGCGCAGAAAAAAGATTCATGATGTTTTGGATATGGTCTTGGAAATCAATACCACATATCCAAGACAAAGGATAAACACTGGAACCATGCCAACAGCGTTTTTTGACTTTTCTGGGCATGTATCAAAGGTTTATGTCCAGATAATCAAAGACGGGTGGGATATTAACGGTAATCTGAATAATCCCGGTAATATTTCGCTGGATGCCAGTGTTAAATTCAACCAAATGGAAGAGTTGAAGGGAAAGGTTGAGAAAATCCAGGAGGAATTAAGACATGCCGGAAAGATGTGACTGTTGCGGTGCATATCTGGAAGACGGCGGTCTCCTCTGTGAGAAGTGCCGGATGGATATGAAACAACGGATCAACCATAGAAAGCAGATGAATGAAAATAGAATACAAGAAGCGGAGGTAAACTATGAAGCTGTACGAAATTGACGAAATGATCATGCAGGCTTTTGAGCAAGCAGTAGATCCAGAGACAGGTGAAATTGTAAATGAAGCCGCATATGCGGCACTGGACAGCCTCCAGGAAGCCAGAGACCAGAAGATTGAGGACGTGTTGCTCTGGATCAAGAATCTGGTCAGCGATGCCGAGGAACTCAAGAAAGAAAAGATGGCTTTTGCGGAGCGTCAGCAGCAGGCAGAGAAAAGAGCAGAGAGCTTAAAGAAATGGGTTGCAATGGCGTTAAATGGAGAAAAATTCTCCACATCGAAAGTGTCTGTATCTTGGAGATCATCAGAGGCGGTTGAGTATGTGGGAAATGTTACAGATCTTCCGGCGGAGTACATAAAGGTTAAAGATCCAGAAGTAGACAAGATGGCACTGAAAAAGGCGTTAAAGGCCGGAGAGGTTATTGAGGGGGCGTCTCTTATAAAGAGACAGAATATGCAGATTAAGTAGGTGATTGTATGGAAAAATTATCATTCCGTTTGCTAGAAGCGTCCGAGATAGATTGTAGGATAGCAACGGTGAGTGAAAAAGGCGTGTCCTTATTACTCTATAAAGATGCTAGAGTGGATCAGAACATCCTTGATGAGACTGTAGGTCCGATGAACTGGCAGAGAAGCCACAGCCGTGATAATGCGAACTGTATAGTCAGCTTGTGGGACGAAGATAAAAAACAGTGGGTATCAAAAGAAGATACCGGAACAGAGAGTTACACCGAAAAGGAAAAGGGCCTTGCATCCGACAGTTTTAAACGTGCTTGTTTTAACTGGGGCATTGGCCGGGAACTTTATACAGCTCCGTTTATCTGGATACCTGCCGGAAATTGCAAGGTTACAGAGAGTGGAAGGACGGATGCCAGAGGTAAAGCGATTTATACATGCAATGATCGCTTTACAGTCAGCAGGATCGGATACGATGAGGAACGCAACATAAATGATTTGGTGATTAAGTGCAAAAACAGTGTGGTTTTTTCCATGAAATTAAAACCAGATCAACCGGAATATGCAACGGAAGAAATGCGGCAGACTTTTTTGAGCGAATGCAATCGCATTGGAAAACCAAAGTCAGCGATATTAAAGGCGATTGGAGGAACAACGCTAGCTGAACTGACGATTGACCAGTTTAAAAGAGCAATGGCAGCGTTTGAGAAAACACCGTCAAAATCAACAGGTGGCGTTGATCCAAGCACTGTACCGCCAGAGAATGAGGAGGGAGTCCCGTTTAAATAATGGAATGCAAAGGGAGACTGATCACCGTACAAAAGGATTGGAGAACCGGGAAATTCCAGGTAGCGTTTGAGATTGACGATGATGTGAGCGGCCAGGTTGATAATATCAACGAAAAAGAATTGAAGATCACCGCCAAAATCTGGAGGGAAAAGCGGAGCCTTGACAGTAACGCTTATTACTGGGTTCTGCTTTCCAGATTGGCAGAGCACATGAAGATCTCAAAGCCGTGCGCTCATAACATGATGCTGCGCCGCTACGGTCAAAATTTACTGATTGACGGGATCAAGGCATATATCCGTATACCGGACACAGAAAAAGCCGAGAAAATGGCTCTGGAAGCGTCAACATATCACATCAGACCAACATCACAGACCGTATCTGGGAGTGACGGGGTAACGTATCGTACATACGTGATGTTAAAAGGCTCCAGCGATTATGATACCAGGGAGATGTCGGAATTAATAGATGGCCTGGTGTCAGAGTGTAAGGAATGCGGCATTGAGACGGCAACGCCGGAAGAATTACAAAGGATGCTCGATCTGTATGATCAGAACAGGAGAAAAGATGGCTAAAAAGCTATGGAGCGCATTTACCGATGATATGGATCATTGCTATTTTACCGGGTCACCGAATGTAGAACGCCACCACATTTTTGAGGGGCAGCAGGGCTATAAAGTGAAATCCGAAAAAAGAGGTTTTGTGATTCCATTAAGACCAGACTTACACCCAAACGGCGCTAACTTTGTAAGATCAAAAGAAAATTTGGAGATCGACAGGAAGTTAAAGGAAATGGCACAGGAGTACTACGAGAGCCATTACGGGAGCCGGGAAGAGTTTATGAGAGAATTTGGAAAGAACTACTTATGACCTCCGGGGTCTAAGACCCAAGAGATAGATATGTCACGAAAATCCATTCCCGCCCGGTTGAACTTTCAGCAGCCACGGCGGGAGAAAGGAGGATATATTGGACTACAGAATTGCAGATACCGCAATGGCGGTTGTATATAACGCTATTGGTGTAGGACGTGAAAACGCCACATCAAGGCAGGAACTGGCAAAGAAAACAGGAATGCCAGACCGTGCAGTCAGAAAAGCGATTGAGATGCTTCGGCATGAAAGACCAATCTTAAGCGTAGAGGGTGGGAAAGGTTATTATATCCCACGCACAAACGCACAGGGACGGTCTGAGACGGCCAGATGGATTGAAAGGCAGAATCGCCGCATAGCCAGTATCAGAAAGGCACAGAACGGCGCTAGACGGTTTGCACAGACAGAAAAGAAAGAAAAGCAGTGCCGCGGTCAAATTTCTTTTTTTGGAGGTGGTTACAGTGGTTAACTCCAAAAAGAAGGGTGCCAGGGGAGAACGAGAACTCTCGAAGATACTTAGAGACTACGGATACAACGCCAGAAGAGGGCAACAGTATTGTGGAGCCAACGGAGACGCTGACGTTGTTGGTTTGCCAGGAATCCATATTGAGTGCAAGCGGGTTGAAAAACTGAATCTGCTAGACGCAATGGGACAGGCCGTGCATGATGCTGCCACCGGGATACTTCCGGCAGTATTCCACCGCCGTGATCGGTGCGAATGGCTTGTGACTATGCGATTGGATGACTGGATGCAGATATACAGAGAATGGGAGGCGGGAAGAGATGAGAGATAGTCTTGTATTTTATAAATCATTCCAGACTGCCATCAAACGCCTGCCAGAAGATCAGCAGTTAAAGGCATTGTGGGCAATCATAGATTATGGGTTAGATGGAGTCGAGCCGGAAGAGGACGGTCTTTACCTGGTGGCGTATGATATGGCAAAACCACAGGTTGACGCTAACATTGAGCGAAAAGCCAATGGATACAGAGGTGGGAGACCGATTAAAGAAAATGCGGAAGTAAAAGAGCTTCCGCAAGAAGAAAAGGTATCATCACAGGAACCGGTGGCTGGATCATTCCCACTCAATGACGGAAGTCGATATGATGTGACAGAAACTGCCCTGGCAGAGTTACAAAGGCTTTACCCTGGCGTTGACGCTAAACAGGAACTAAATAAGATCATCGGCTGGTGCGAAGCGAATCAAAAATACCGGAAGACCAGGACAGGGGCTAAACGCTTTTTAAATGGTTGGTTTTCCAGAGCACAGGATAATTCTATTAATACTAGAACACAGAAGCAAAAGCCAGAAGCAAAAAAGAACGGTTTTCACAATTTCGAACAGAGAGACACCGACTACGATGCTCTGGCAACGCAGCGGATCAGAGAGAGGTTGGGCAATGGTTAGATTAAAGTTATACAGATGCAAGGATTTAAAGACCGGGAAAGTCTGCGAGGGTAACGCTAAACAGATGGGTGATTTTCTTGGGTGTCCCGGACAAATGGTATATTCATTGACCACAAGAGAAATGGCTTATAAAGATCGATACAAAATCGAGCTTGTTGGTGAGATCGGAGAATATGTGGAATACTTTTCTGAGCAATGGAAGCACGTTACAAAAAAATTGAAAGAAAGCGGATATGATCTTTCAAGGATCTATCTGGTAGAGGAACACGAAAATGACGATGTATGAAAGATTATATAGACCGATCACAGACGAGGTGATCCGGGAGTTACAGAAAAGAATCCGTGTAGGCAGTCACATTACGGTACGAACCTATAAAGGTTCAAATCTTGGAAACTTTGATGATCCTGGAACGGCCTGCAAACAGGAAGTAGAAAGAAGAGCAATCGTAACGGGTTGTTATCCGTTTGGAGTAACGGCCAGAATCGAAAGAAGCGGCTTAATTGATAGCATGACATGGGCAGAGTTGGAAATGAGAAGGAGACAGTATGGACGGATTGGCTTGTAAAGAAATGACTGCCGCCGAATACCTTTCTAATCTTGCGATGCCACGCAATTATCACGCGGAGGTGACGAGGGTGAAAACCAGAAACATGAGTTATGAAGACCACGGCGTTTTCCCTGGCGATGAAAAAGAGCTGCTGATCCGGTGCAGAAAGGCAGACAGAGAAGAACGTCATAACCTCTTGCACGCTTGTATAGATGCGGCACCGGAAGGTCTGGAATTCTTTGTATATCAAAGCCTGGCTAGTGGGAAAAGCTATGACAACATCTCAAGAACCGATTATATACCAGCAAAGAAGGATGATTTTTACGCATACCGCCGGAAAGCAATGGGCACATTTTACAACTTACTGAGAATGGAGGGAAAATGGAATGATGATTGAAGCGATTGGTAGCCCTGCCATGCTGGAACAGCTGGCAGAAGAAGCTACAGAATTAGCACAGGCAGCATTAAAAGCAGCACGGATTTTAAGAAAAGAGAATCCTACACCTGTTACATTGTCAGAAGCGTGTGTAAAACTGCGAGAGGAGTATACGGATGTTATTCAGTGTGCGCTTGAATTGATGTTGATTCCGGACAGTGACCAGATAGCCGAAAAGGCATTACGGTTTAAAAAACGCATGGAGAAAAAGACAGATACAGATGTATGACTGGGATGATATTTGCTACGAATGCACAGGCTACGGCGATAATTACGAAGTGGACGAAGATGGCGAGTTGATCTGCCGTTGCAGTACGTGTCAGTTTAATACAGACAGAGAGTGGGAGGAAGAATGAAGTTCATTGATTTTTTCGCTGGAATAGGTGGATTTAGAAAAGGGATGGAAGCGGCAGGGCATGAGTGTGTCGGGTTTTGCGAATTTGATAAATGGGCGGTAGCAAGTTACACGTCCATGCACCTGATAACAGAAGAACAGCGACAATATTTATCAACACTGACACTGAAACAAAGACAAAAGGAGATATTAAAAGATGAATACAGAAACGGTGAGTGGTACGCAAATGACATTAGAAGAGTGTATGCCGGAGACATTCCAAAAGTCGACTGCTGGTGCTTCGGATTCCCCTGTCAGGACATATCCGTTGCAGGAAAACAAGCTGGATTTCAAGGAAACCGTTCAAGCTTGTTTTTCAGAGTTATGTACCTTGTCGGACAGCTCAAAGAAGAAGATAAACCCACTTACCTTTTCATTGAGAACGTTAAAAAT